GGCACCGCTCGCCGCGGGTGCGGGTGCGGCGGCTGTCGCCGTGGCCGCGTTCGGTGCGGCGATCATCCCGCAGATCGGCGCACTGTCCGACGCGAGCGAAGCGCAGAAGAAGTACGAGGATGCTGTCGCCAAGTCAGGCGCGACGTCCGAGGCTGCGATCACGGCGCAGACGGAATTCCAGCAGCAGATCGCGAAGATGCCGACGGCCTCCCGTGAGGCGGCTGCTGGGCTGTCGACGCTGAAGAAGGAGTACCGGGCCTGGTCGGACGGGCTGGCCAAGGACACGATGCCCGTCTTCACCAAGGGGTTGGCGGTCGCCTCGGCGATGCTGCCGAAGCTGACCCCCCTGGTGAAGGGGGCCTCCACCGAGCTGGACCGCTTCATGACCACCCTGGCCGGCGGCATGATGAGCCCGGCCGTCGACGGCCTCTCGAAGAAATTCGCCGACTTCGCGACGGGTTCGCTGCGGTCCGCGAACGACGGACTCGTGCACCTGATGCGCACCCTGGACACGGGCAAGGTCGGCGGGGCGCTGAGCGAGTTCATGGACTACGCGCGCGCCCAGGGCCCGCTCCTGGCGGAGACGCTGAAGAACGTCGCCACGGCGGCGCTGCACCTGCTGCAGGCGGCGTCCGGCGTGGGTGGTGGTGTGCTGCAGCTCGCGAACGCCGCGGCCTCACTGGTGGCTTCGCTCCCGCCCGGGTTCATCACCGTGCTCATGCAGACCGCTGTCGCGATCCGGGCGGTGAAGCTGGCAGGCTCCGGGTTCCAGCTGCTGGTGGGCGGCTTCGACGCGGCAGCTGCGGCGATCCGCGGTATGGGCACGGCGGCGCTGGGGTCGGCCACCACCATGGGGTCGCTGCGCAGAGCGGCCGGGACGCTGTCGACTCAGGCCAAGCTGAACATCGCGGCCGTCGGTATCGGCCTGTTCACGGTGGCGATGATCCAGCTGTCGAAGGTCGGAAAGGCGGCACCTCCGGACGTCGACAAGCTGACCACCTCGCTGGGCAATCTCGCCCGCACAGGCAAGGCGACCGGCGAAGCCGCGCGCGTTTTCGGCGACGATCTGTCGGGGCTGTACGACAGCGTCCGCAACATCACCGACCCGAGCACAGCTGACAAGGCTCAGCAGTGGATGGTGAAGATCGGCTCGTTGGGGATCTCGGATTCCACGCCCCACAACGAGGCCAAGGAACGGCTCGACGCGATCGACAAGAGCCTGACCAGCCTTGCCCGCGGCGGCAAGGCTGACCTGGCGGCGGTCGCGCTGAAGCGGCTCGGCGCTGAGTACGCCAAGAACGGCCACTCCGCCGCCGAGTTCACGAACCAGATGAGCAGCTACAAGTCGGCGCTGGCTGATGCGGCGTTCGAGCAGGACCTGGCGGCCGAGGCACAGGGCCTGTTCGGGAAGCAGGCGCAGAAGGCGCAGGAAGCTCTCGCCGCGCAGAAGCTGAGCGCCGACGGTTTGCGGCAGTCGATCCAGGCGCTCAACGACGCGCAACGCGCCGGCATCGGCGGGATGATCGGGTTCGAGGCGAGCATCGACGCCGCAGCCAAGGCTGCCAAGGAAAACCACGGCGCCCTGCACATGATCAATGGCGAGCTGGATCTCAACTCGCCGAAGGCGCAGGCGGCCGCGACCGCGCTGAACGACCTGGCCGCGAAGACGGACGAGGCCGCGGCGCAGACCCGGCAGTCCACCGGATCGTGGGAGGCCGCCAACCGGGTCTACGCCCGGGGCCGCGAGAAGCTCATCGAGTCGGCCAGGGCGATGGGTCTGACCAAGAGCGAGGCCAAGGCCCTCGCCGACCAGATCCTCCGCACCCCCGACAAGACTGCCCGGCTGAAGGGGAACATCGACGACCTCGAGGCGAAGGTCACCGCGGCGAAGAAGAAGCTCTCGACGGTGCCGGCCTCGAAGAAGGCAGCCGTCAAGGGCGACATCTCCAACCTGCTCTACGAAGTCTCGCGCGCCCAGCGGCGCCTGAACGAGATCGACGGGAAGACCGCCGTCACCTACATCCTCATGAAGACCAAGACCAGCAATTCCGGCACGGTCTTCCACGAGGGCGGCAACTACGCGAATGGCGGGATGGTCGGCTTCCCTGGCGGTGGCCCGATCAGCGGCCCGGGAACGGGTACTTCGGACAGCATCCCGATCATGGCGTCCAACGGCGAGTACATGATCAACGCTCGCTCGACTGCCAAGTACCGCAGCCTGGTGGAAGCCATCAACGCCGACCGTCTCGGCGGCGGGCGAGGCATGCCTGGCGCCGGTGCTGCCGTGGCGCAGGGCCTCATGTCCGGCATGGCCAGCTCCACGTCCGGGGTCGGGGCGGCCGCGCGCGCCATGGCGGCGGCTGTCGTTACCGGTATCAAGGCCGAGCTGGAGATCGCCTCTCCGTCGAAGAAGACGAAGGCCCTGGCCAAGGATGTGGGCAAGGGGTTCATCAACGGTCTGACCGACTCCCGCGACAAGATCAAGTCAGTGTCGAAGGATCTCGCGGCCGATGTCAGGACGGCCTTCTCCGGCAAGAAGGAGTCCAGCCTCCTGAAGATGATCGACAAGCAGACGGCGAAGCTCCTGACCGCGGCGACGAAGCGCGACGCCCTGGTCAAGAAACTTGCCGAGGCGAAGGCCTTCGCGAGCGACGTCACGAAGAACGCGCGCGAGGGAGCGGGCCTGTCCAATCTCGGCATGGATGCCGACAGCGTCACCGCGGGCGGCATCAAGGGCGGGCTGGCCTCGAAGCTCGCGCAGGTCAAGCAGTTCACGAAGTACATCGACATGCTGGCCAAGAAGGGGCTCAACAAGAGCCTCTTGCACCAGATCCTCAACATGGGCCCGGAGCAGGGCTATGCCTACGCGAGCGCTCTGGTCGGCGCGGACAAGGCGACCTTCTCCTCGATCAACTCGCTGGAAACCCAGATCAACAAGAGCACGAAGTCGCTCGGGCAGGTCGGCGCCGACCGGATGTACGACAGCGGGAAGAACGCCGGGCGCGGCTTCCTCAAGGGGCTGGAGGGCCAGCAGAAGGACATCGAGAACCTCATGCTGAAGATCGCCAAGGGCATGCAGAAGGCGATCAAGAAGGCGCTCGGAATCAAGAGCCCCAGCACCGTGATGGCGCAGCTCGGCCGCTACACCACGCAGGGGCTGGCGCACGGCCTGGTCGACGCGGTCCCGCACGTCGACCGGGCACTCGGCGTCGTGGCCGGCCGGGTCGCCGGAACCCGGCCCGTCCTCGGCCGCCCTGCCGTGGCGGGCGCCGGAGGCGGCGGCATGGTCGTCAACGTCCACATCGAACAGGCCATGGACCCGGTCGCCGTCGGCCGCGAAATCCAGCGAGTCCTTGTTCGTTTCGGTCGCGCGCAGGGCGCGTCCGTGCGACTGAGTGTCGGGGGGTGAGCGGATGGCTCTGCTCGTAGAGGTGGGCTGGGGTGGCCTGGTGCAGCTGCCGTCCACCATCACCTGGACGGACATCAGCCCCTACGCCGACGACATCAGAGGTGTCGTCATCACCCGGGGTGCGGCAGACGAACTGTCGGAAACCCAGCCCGGCACGGCGACCCTGACCCTGGAAAACCAGGACGGGCGTTTCACCCCCGGCAACAGCTCCAGCCCGTACTACCCCTACGTGCGGCGCAACGCGCCGATCCGGGTCAGCGTCGCAGTGATGCCGACGCAGTCCGGGTCGGCGCCGTACCCGATGGCCATGCTCGGTGACGCCTTCGACGACCAGCGCGTCAACTCGACGCTGTGGCCGACGAACACCGGCCCCGCCACCGAGACCAGCGAGAGGCGCCTGCGCATCCCAATGGCGCCGGGCGTGGACACGAATTTCACCAGCGCCCGCAGCTGGAACCTGGTGGGCAGCAAGCTGACGGCGAAGCTGGTCGCGGTGCCCGCGCTCAACGGCTCGTCGAACTGTGCCGCCTCGATGTGGGTCACCTCGACCACGGCCGGGACGCGTATCGGCTGGCGGTACGACGCGGGCACCGGCGTGATCAGTGCCCAGTCGCAGACCGCGTTCGCCGACGGGGCCGCGGTGAACCTGACGTACAGCGCGATCGACCACGCGTGGCTACGGGTACGGGAGTCCGGCGGGACCGTGTACTGGGAGACGTCTGGCGACGGCTGGGATTGGACGACCCGCCGCACCCTGGCCACCCCCGCCTGGGTCACCTCCCAGACCCATGCCGTGGATTTCCCCACCACCCGCACCGGCGGCACGTCCGGCTACATCGAGTGGGCCCTCGTCGGCGCCGAGGTCAGGCCGCGCTTCTACGGCATGGTCAACGAATTCCCGATCGAGTGGGAGGGCCTCGCCTCCAGCGTCACGATCTCGTGTACCGATCTGTTCAAGCGGCTCAACCGGCTGCCCGTTCTCAAGTCCATGCTGGCCCAGGAGATCCTCACCCAGAACGTGCCGGGCGTCACCGACTTCGTGTCCGCCTACTACCCGCTCACCGAGCCGTCCGGATCCCTGGCGGCGGGCGACATCTCCGGCGGCGGCTGCGGCTCGCTCGCCGTCACCCAGGTCGGTGCCGGCGGAACGCTGGAGTTCGGCACGGACGGGCTCGCGGACACGGGCGACACCAGTGTCACGTTCACACCCGCGTCCGGCTCCGCAGGCAAGTACTTGACGGGAGACCTGGGCGCGCAGTTCGCTGCCGACAGCACTACGTACTGGCAGACCGTCGAGTTCTGGATCAAGACGACCACGCCGTCCAGGGCGATCCTCGGGATGTTCGAGCCGGGCCTCGACCACCAGATCGTCTACGCCCTGAGCGCCAGCGGCGTCCCGACCATCGAGCACACCGACTCGGGCGGCACGCTCACCGTCTACACCTCGGGCGGCGCCAGCGTCACCGACGGGAACTGGCACCACATCGTCCACGACGGCTACCCCACCAAGCAGCTGTACGTGGACGGCGTCGCCTCCAGCTTCACCAGCAGCATCGTCGACATGGTCGGCCTGCGCTCCATGCACATCGGCGGATACCGAGGTGCCCGCCTCTTCACCGGACAGATCGCGCACGTGGCCGTCACCTCGGTCAACGGCAGCATCGGCGCGACGATCTCCCCGTCCCACTACCAGGCGGCCACGACCGGGTTCTCCGGCGAGGACGCCGACGTCCGGATGGCGAGGCTGGCCCTGTATGCGGGCATCCCGTCGGTGACGATCCTGGGCACCACGCACGACGCGATCGCCTCGCAAGGACCAGGCGGCACCGGCGTCGTGGCACGCATGCGGGAGGTCGAGTCCACCGAGTCGGGCAAGCTCTACGCCGAGCGCGACTACTACGGCCTGGCGTACCAGTCCCGCGACCTGCGCTACAACCCCGACCCGAGCACCGAGGTCTTCACGATCAACTATGCCGACCTGGAGCCGGGCAGCAACTACGCGGACGACGACCAGAAGTTGGTCAACTCGGTCGAGGCGAGCAGACCCGGCGGTGCCACGCAGAAGGTCACTGCGCCTGCCAGCGTCCTGGCGTTCGGCGAGTACCCGCGGCAGCTCGACGTCATCAAGACGTCCGACAACTCGGTGCTGGACGCGGCGTACTGGCTGGTGTCCCGCTACGCCAACCCCTTGCCAGAGATGCGCGAGGCGATCATCGAGGCGTACACGATGTCCAACTACCTGGACATCCTCGACGCCGACATCAGCTCGTACTTCACCGTCACCAGCATGCCCTCGCAGGCCCCCGCGTCGAGCGTCCGCGCCACCATCGAGGGCTACACCGAGACGCTCAAAGAGAAGTCGCACGTCATCCAGTTCCACACCTCGGCGTCGGCCACCGACAGCGTCTGGGTCCTGGACGACTCGACCTATTCCGTCCTCGGGTCCACGACCCGCCTCGCCTACTGAACGGAGGCCGTCGTGGCCATCCCCGTCATCCGGGCGGAAGCCTTCTATCTGCCGCCACCCGCCCGCCACCCCGAGGACTGGTCACAGGTTCCGCCGGCGCAGCGGGTGTTCCGGTGGGCCGAGCACCGCCAGCAGCGGCGCCTGGTCCCGCCCGACGGTTACATCCTCGGCCAGCAGGCCTACGCCCGAATCAACCACAACCGGTGGGTGGCCGACTGCCCCTGCGGGTCGGCACAGGTGGTGACGCCGTCCGACCCGCGGATCGCCTGCACCGAGTGCGGGCTCGGCTGGATCCGGCTCATCTTCCCCGAGGACGTCGCCACGGTGGAGGCGTCCGTCACAGACCAGCTGCCGCACGAACGGAACTGGTGGCACCCCGACGACCCGAGCTGGGACCGGCCGCCGCCGCCATCTGAGGATCCGGTCCTGGACGGCATGGTCGCCGAGACCGCGGCTGCCGCCGGGCTCCTGGCCGGCACTCCGCGATCCTCCCTCTCGCCCGCGATCGAGGAGGCCACGCAGTGACGTTCGCCCCGCGCACCTGGGTGGTCGGCGAGGTCGTCACCGCCGCGCTCCTGAACCAAGAGGTGAGGGACCAGTTCAACACGATCTTCGGAGCGTGGACGGCGTACACCCCGGCGTGGACCGCGGCCACCACCAACCCGGTCCTGAACAACGGAACATTGGTCGGCCGGTACATGAAGATCGGCCGGACGACGATCGCCGGGTTCACCCTTACCGCCGGCAGCACCACCACCTACGGGTCGGGCACCTACAGCTTCAGCCTTCCGGCGGCCGCGGCCGCGGCCGGCGTGGACACCATCGGCGGCGCCCGCGCCACCGCCGGGTCCACCTACATCGGGCAGCTGACCCTGGGCAGCGGGCAGTCCGTGGTGAACGCGACGTTCCCCACGTCGGCCACCCCGGCGACCGGGTCGAACATGACGCCGACCACCCCCGCGACGCTGGCCGCCGGACACATCCTGCGCGGGTCCATCACCTACGAAGCCGCCGCGTAAGGAGCATTGGTGATCACGTCAGTACCGACCCCGGTCCTCCTCGGCCTGCACGCAACCGACGAGGTCCCGGCCACGAAGGTCAAAGTGCAGGCGGCGGCCGGGCTCGCCTACGCGACGCTGCTGCGGGTTGTCGTCCCCGTCTCCGCGGGCGATGTCCTCGACGTGTCCGGGCGGGCCCGCGTCACCAACGACACCGCGAACCCGGCGTACACGATCGGCGTCGGCTACCACCTGTGGCAGTACGACGTCGACAACGGCCTCGGGGCGAGCGGGACATGGACCCGAATCAGTTCCTACTGCGGGGACAACGTCACCCGGGACCGGCATCACATGCCGCTCCTCGTCGACACCGTGTACACCGTGCCCGAGGACTGGCCGGACGGGCATCGGATGACGGTCGTCCTGCGTGGTGATGCCCACTCGACGGCCGCGGACGGCCAGTACTTGACGGTCGACCCGCTGTACGGACAGCTCACCGTGCGCCGCTACACCCCCAGAACGGAGCTCTGATCATGGCCTGGTATCCGGGCGCCACACGGATGGAACTCCAGCCGGAGTCCGACAGTCAGCCGGCGATCCGGCCGACGCAGTTCATCGTGCACAGCATCGTCGCCCCGTGGACTCCGCAGCGAACCTACGAATACTGGCGCGACTCCACCAACTTGGAGTCGCACTTCGGGCTCGGCTACGACGGCAGCCTCGGCCAGTTCATCGGGACCGAGACCCGCGCCGATGCGAACGCCGCGGCGAACCGGCGCGCGGACGGTACCGGCGCGGTGTCGCTGGAGTCCGCGTCCAACTTGCAGGCCTCCGACCCGTGGACGGCGCAGCAGGTCGAGGCGCTGATCCGGCTCGGCGTGTGGCTGCACGAGCAGCACGGGATCCCGTTGCGGATCTGCCGCACCGCGGACGACCCGGGGTTCGGCTATCACCGGCTGTTCGACGCGTGGAACCCGTCGGCGCACTCGTGCCCGGGGGATGCGCGGGTCGCCCAGTTCAAGACGGTCGTGTTCCCGGGCATCGTCGCCCGCGCGGCCGGCGCACCCATCGAGGAGGACGACATGCCTACTGCTGCTGAGGTCGCGCGGGAGGTGCTCACCCTGGACGGGATCATCTCCGTCCCTGGCGCACCGACCACGAACCCGACGTGGACCCTGTCGAGCGTGCAGACGGAGATCCTCAAGCGGATCGACGCGGTGCGCACTGCGGAGGCCGCGCAGACCGCGGCGATCACGCAGCTCGCCGGGCTGGTCGGCAAGAACGTTGACACGGCTGCCGTGGTGGCAGCGGTGAAGGCGGCCATCGCTGAAGCGGTGGTCAAGGTGCACGTCGACGTCACCGGGCCGAGCGCCTCGTGACCGCCGTTGACGCGCTCCAGATCGTCTACCGCGAGCGGCACCACCTTATCGCGCACCTCGCCGCCGGGTATCCGTCGGTCCTCGTCTACCGCGCGGACCCGGACGCCCCGGACTGGCCGGTCATCTTCATCGACCTGCCGACAGGCCAGGTCTCCTGGCACATCAACCCCGCCGACATCGATCTGTTCGAGCACGTGACCGTCGGCACCGGTACGTGGGATGGCCACGACACCGAGGAGAAGTACGCGCGCCTCGACGCGCACACCCGCGCACTCGCGCAGAAGGAGTCCTGATCATGTCTGACCTCAACCTCCCCGACGCAGACACCGTGGTGAAGACCGCGAAGACCTACGTGAGAGACCTCGCCGAACGCACCCTCGCCACGGCGGTCGTCGCCGCGGGTGGCGTGGCCATCGCGGCGGGCCCGGCGGACATGTTCCACGCCTCCTTCTGGGAGACGATGGCCGCGGCGGGCATAGCGGCCGGGGGCACGCTGCTGAAGGGGATGCTGGCGCGGGCGTTCGGGTCGAAGAACTCGGCGTCGCTGGCCAAGGGCGTCTGATGGGCGGCGCGGCGGCGCGGCGTCCCCCCTCGCGCCGCCGCGTCTTCACCGGGCACCCCGGACGACGAGGGTCGTTCCTCGTCTTCATGGGCGTGGGAAAGATCTGCTGGGGTGTTGGCCTCGTCGTCGAGCCGCCCGCCACCGACGGACTGCGGCTGCTCACCAGGATGGCGCCGCTGCATTGCTGGGCGTGGGTGTGGATCCTCGCGGGGCTGGTCACCTTCGCGTCGGCGTGGGTGCGGTTCGGGCGGGACGGGTGGGGGTTCGTGGCCGCGTCGGTCCCGCCGGCGCTGTGGGCGTTCGCCTACGGGTTGGCTGGGCTGGACGGGTACGCGCGCGGCCTGTGGATCTTCGGCTGGTATATGACGTCGCACTGTGGGGTGATCTGGTGCGCGTCTAGAGTTCCACCAGAGGCTGCGGTGGTTGAGGGGAGACCCAATTGAACGGTGCCTGGGGTATAGCGGGCGGGGCTCTCACTCTTATCGGCGTGGTGGTGACGGGGTGGCTGACGTATCGCGGTAGCCGTACAGCGGCGGCGATTCAGGCGGCGCCTGCGGCGAAGCAGCAGGATTTCGCTGTCCTTCAGGCGACGGTGGAGCGGGTCGACAAGGAGAACGGCAGCCTCAGGGAGCGGCAGTCGCGGCTGGAGTCGCTACTGCGGGCGTTCTCGTGGACGGCTGACAGGTGGGCTCGGCAGATGGGGCAGGCGGGGATTACTCCGGAGCCGCCGCATCCGCTGGTGGAGGAGTACAACCGCACCGGGGCGTAGCCCTACGCGGCTTCGACGACCTCGGCGCGGACCGCGACCGCCCATGCGACGACCAGCCGCTCATACTCGGCGCGCTGCCCCGGGCTGAGGGTGCCGCCCGCGCGCTGCCACAGCTGGCGTATGTCCTCGTTGAGCTGGGCAGCAGACCGCACGGAACCAGAGCTGGCGGGGTCGGCAGGCATGATCCGATTCTACGGGCGGCCCTCCGCCGGAGGCTCCAACACGAACGTGCCCTTCGCCGCGAGCGTCGCTACCAACCCGCGTGCACGCAGCTCCCGCACCGCGCGCCGCACCGTCCCGATGGCCACGCCGTAGATCTCCGTCATCGCCCGCTCGCCAGGCAGTGCCGCGCCGACGGGCAGGGTCCCGGCCTTGATCTCTGCCTCGATGCGGTCCGCGAGCTTCACGTACTCGTACTGCGGGAGATCGCTCATCCCCTCACGGTCGCGCGGCCGTGTGCGGCCTACATCTTGGGAACGCGTCCTACCGCGTTGGGACGCAGAGGGGTGCAGGGGGACGCGGTTGGCGGTACGGTCGGTTCTGTCACGAGAAAACCCCGGCGACCGCGTCAACGGTCCCGGGGGTTGGCCGACTGGTTGGAGTCGACGTGGAAGAGCTTACGGATACCCAGGCGCCAGGCACAGAGCCGGTACCGGCTGGTCGCTGCGACTACCACAAGGGGCCGTCCGAGACCGCGGTCCTGGTGGACGCGATCGAGAAGAACTCCGCGCCGCCCCACCCCTTGTACGCGTGCGCGCCGTGCCGCGAGCAGCGTGGCCTGATCCCGCTGGCCGACCTGCCGTGAGCGCCGTCGAGACGACCCCCGAGTGCAGCCTCAGCGAACACGCGATGTGTGACGGTCCGGCTGTCATACGGCGCCGCGGGGCTCCCGCGTGGGAGGCGCCACTGATGACGATCAAGTGCGGGTGCAGCTGCCACGGAGGCCGCGCCACTCCATCCACCGCCAGCAAGGAACGACGATGATCTGCGCACGCTGCGACCAGCCCATCCTGCCCGGCCAGAGAAGCCAGACGTACCCGGTCGACTCCGGATCGGCGGCCGGCGCCGACGTCACCGTCCACGCCGAACTGTGCGAGATGCCCGATCATCAGACGGCGCCGCGCTTGACCCGCTCTCAGGTTATGACGGCGGAGTACCGAGCCCGCCGCGGGAGCGTGAGCAGGTACGCACCCTGAACCCCCGGTCCCGGCGCGGCGGTGCCGGGCACGGGTAGGGCGGTCGCTCCTGTCGCCCCTGGTGGGGGCGGCCGCCTGTTAGCGGACGAGGTCGGCGAGCGGGGTGTCGAGGGCCGCGGCGATGAGGAGCAGGTCCCCGTACTGCGGGTCGCGGTCTGCGGCTTCGTACCGCTGGATGCTCCGCCGGTCGAGGCCCGCGCGCTCGGCGAGCTGATCTTGCGATAGGCCGGCGCGGGCGCGCAGGGCGGCGATGCGGTGGCCGAGCTGGGTACGGCGGGCGAGGACCCATTCGGGTTGGGGGTTACGGCGGGTGGGCACGGGTAGACGCTCGGGGCATGATGATCACAGGTCAGTACCCAAGTGGTCGCCAAAACCGCGCTACTGCCCGCCGGATTCTGGACGGCCGTCCGTCTGTCGCAGGTTCACGGTTCGCCGTGAGCACCCCCCTGCGGCGGGCGGGCGGTCCTTATACGTCAATTCAGTTCACTTGTCGTTCATGTGATCTGAACATTTTCTCCACAGGCACGTGACCGTGACATGTGCCAGATGAGATCGTTAGGCCATCTGGCCAGGGTGGGGGTATGAGCTCACCCCTCATGTGGAGCCCTCACCCTGGTCCGGACTTGGGCATGACGAAGGCCCCCGCCGGCTGCTGCCGCGGGGGCCTTCGTCATACCCAGGGCGGGGGAGTGGGAGTCGAGTGGGAGTCGATCAAGGGAAGCAGTCCCGAGCGACCGAGAGTTTCCGCAAGTATCCGGTAGCTACCGATAGCGAAAAGTCGAGATCGGTCGACTCGATCAGCCCGCAGATTCGCCCGCGTGAGGACTCAGAACATCCGTGCTGACCAGGCCAATCAGCACTATGCCGAGGACGATCCGGTACCAGACGAACGGCATGAAGCTCTTGTGGGAGATGAATTTCATGAACAAAGCTACAACGGCAAAGCTCGACCGGCTTTGACCTGCAACTCCACCCAGTCCGAGAACGGTTCTGGGAGAGGAGTGGGAGATGGGGGTGGCTCCCATCCGTCCGGGAGTCCCGCCGCGAACCGCAGCCACCGCAGCTGGAGCGTCTCCATGATGCCCCGCTCCATCACCGGCGTCACGTTCGAGTACAGGCCCTCGACCCCCGCCAGCTCGTGGCCCATCCGCGTCTCCACCGCGATCCGGCTATGCCCGTCCTCGTCCAGCCACTCCTTGTGCCCGTGCCGCGTCAGGTACTGTCGCTTGCCCTTCCAGGCCTCAACCGTCGGCAGCTCGGGGAGCGGCCGCCGGGAGTCCACCGTCTGCCGCTGACCCAACCGCACCCGCTCGAACTCCGCCCGCGGCGGACGCCCGTCGGCGAACTTCCGCCAGTAGTGGTAGGTGAAGTTCGCGTTGATCAGCGGGCCGTTATTGATTGACGGAAACACCCACTCCGACTCGTGGCTGGCCAGGAGGATCTCCAGCAACTCCGCCACGAACTGCGGCACCACGAGCGTCCGGCGCGACTCGTACTTCGGAGGGTACAAGCCAGGCTCACCCGTACCGCCGGCCCGCTGGTGCTGCCACTCCACCCGGATCGCAGGCATCGGAGTGGCCCCGGCGTACCGCTTCACGTCCTCCGCGTACCGCTCCGCTTCGCCGGGGTCGGGCCGCGGGTCGGAGGCCGGCCAGTTGGGGGTGCAGTACTCGCGGCGCAGCCCGTACAGCTCGGCCGGACGCATGCCCGTCATGACGGACGTCCACACGTAGGCGTACCCGGCGAACCCCCAGAAGGAGAGAGCGTTGCATGCGAGCTGGTGCACGTCGGCGATGACCATGGGTCGTTTCCGCTCGCGCTTCGTCTTGACGTACTGGCCGCGCCGCTTCTTCTTCTGCACGGGCGATGCCTGGCGCAGGCCGTCGTCGACGGCGTCGTCCATCATCATGCTGAAGACGAGGAGGATCTCCCCGCGGTACCGGTCGCCGATGTTGGGCTGGTCCTCCAGCCACAGGACCCAGGCCCGATAGGTGGAGGCCCGGATGTCGGCGACGGCCACGTCGCCCCAGCGGGGCTCGATGTACAGCCGGATGTACGACTCGATGTTCCGGCGCCGAAGGTGGCCGACGCGGATGGTCTGCTGCCAGGTGCGGCAGTACTCCCGCATCAGGACGGAGCCGTCCCGGCGGGAGACGTAGCGGTCGTTGCGGATGTCGGACTCGCGGTCGAGCCCGTAGGCGACCGCCTCGTCACGGCTGTCGAAGCCACTCTGGCTGTCGTACAGCCAGCGCCCGTTCTCGGGGTGCTTCTTGCCGGTGTTCCACCGGACCCGCCACTTGTTCCCGCGCAGTTCGGGATAGGGCATAGGTCATCCCCCAGATGAGTCGCGCAGTGTTGATTGCGGATGCGCCGGCAGGCACCCCTGCCACCGGCTTCCGCGGGCTGGACCGATTACTCTGCCGTGCCGACTACGCATGCGCGGCAGTTTCGGCAATCGATCCCCTGGCCGTGCATCAGTTCCCTCACCCGCGCCTGAACCGCAGGGTCGGTTACTGCTGTTGGGGTCAGGACGCAGACGGTTTCGCCGTCCTCCTCCAGAACGTGGCCTTCGAAACCGGCTCTGTCGAACAACACCATCGTCGCCATAGGTCCCCCTTGACCTTGGAGAACCCCTCATGTGGACCGCCAGACTTACACGTGTGACGACTGCGCAACAGAGTGTTGTTGAACTTTCCTCAGCTTGCCAAAATCACGATTAGGTAACGGCAAAAGGTTGTACGGCTACCGCAGGTAACTAGTCGGACTTCAGGATTCCGCGCGCCCGCAGCTCCTTGAACATCTCGTCCTTCAAGGCCTTGGCCTCACTCAGCGTGAGATGCGGAGCGGTCAACTGCGCCGACATGTTGAACGCCCGGTCCACCTCGTCCTCCAGGCGGGCGAAGTCCCGGATCTGGCCGCCCTCGATCAGCTGGGTGCCGTCGTTCAGGGTGATCGAGTCGGACGCGCCGTCCGCGACGGCCTTGGTCGAGCCGGGCCGGAAGCCGAGGCCCATGTCCAGCTTCGCGTAGGTGGTGTCGCGAACGCGCTGGGGGCCGGCCGTCTCGGTGCCCTCGATCTTGCGATACGTCGTATGCGAAATCCCGCACGCGTCGGCTGCGGCCTCCTTGCTGGCAAAGCCGAGCGCCACTCGCCGCTGCGTTACGAGCGCCGCGAGTTTCTGCAGGTGGCGGGTGGGGTCGCCATCAGTGGATGCCATGGCGCACATGATGCCAGCGACCGCCAGCGACCGCCATAAGTGCTTCGCTACGTGACCGGAACGTGGCGGGAAGTAGGCGGGAACGCGCGAAGACTCTCGTCGTAACTCGCGGAAACTCGCGACATCTCCAAGTTACCCGTGCGTACCGCTAGTTTCCGATAGTTTCCTCCGCTACCTTCAGGGCATGGAAAGACCCCAACCCACCGTCTTCCAGGTGGACGGGGCGGCAATCCGTAAGCGCCGCATGGAAGTTGGCATCACCCTCCGCCAATGCGCGAGAGCGGCCGGCATCGCCCACAGCTACCTCAGCGAGATCGAGACCGGTCTCAAAGGGGACATGCGGCCCCCCACGTACACGGCACTACGCACCGCCCTCCAGATCCAGCCCGATGACCGCCAACTCCTCGCCCCCACGGCGCAGGAGCATCACAGGAAGGAAGCCAGTGGCCGCGACGAGGACGCTCCCCGCCCCCACCCCGAGGACGGCTGAACCGGCACCAGTCCTCGACCGCTTCTACAACGTCCGCGCCGCCGCGATCAGGCTCGGTCTCACCGACCCGACGATCCCGGACGACACCACGGGGCAGAGCTGGCTGCGCGACGGCTTCAACAGGCCCGAGAGCGGCGCCGAGGGCCGCAAGTTCCCCGGCTTCTACATGAGCCGTCAGTTGATGTTCAGCGAGTCGGACCTTGCCGTGATCACAGAGATCGCCCGCGAGGAGTCCGAAGCACGTCAGCGCGCGAAGGACACGCCGCTGGTGTCGACCGGCCGGCCGCGCCGTCTGCGCTCGAAGTCGCCGGTGCTCGCCGGTTCCTGAGCCACCCCTGAACGCGCCGAAGGGCCGCCCGCTTGCAGGCCCGGCGACCCCCGACCGGCGCCCCCACCATCCAGAAAGCAGAGGTCACCGTGACCACCGAGACTACTCGCCCGCAGCTCCCGCAACGCAGCGAATCCGCCATGCACACCCGCGCCGTCAACGCCGCCGCCGGAGTGCTGCTCGCCGCGATGGAACAGGGGCGCCAGATCCCCACCAGCCTCGCCATCGCCCTCGACTCCGCCGGCCTCCTGAACTCCCCGGAGCACGCCGCCGAGCACGAGCGCCTCCTGGCCGAGCGGCACTCGACGAACGAGTCCGTGGACGAGGCGGCCCGGGCGCTGCGTGCGAACCGCGACCGGATCGCCGAGCTGGAGGCGGCAGCCGCCAAGGCCAGAGCCGCAGCGCTGAAGGAGGCGGCCGAGGAGCTGATGGCCGCATGCCCGGAGCACGGCGACGCAGACGAGGTCTGGATGGACTGCCCGTGCGAGTTCGCCGAGGAGCTGCTCCGCAAGGCCGAACTCGCCAGCACCACCACCCCGGAGGCCTGACCCATGGCCCGCACGAGCGGCTCCGACAACATCGGCGAGATGCTCGCCGCGCGCATTGCCGCGCTCATCGTCGACACCGCCACCAACGCGCCGCGCTCCCTGCAGAAGCGGATCGGGCCGTCCGAGGTCGGCGACCCGTGCGAGCGCCGCCTCACGTACAAGATCCTCGACTGGCCAACGTCGGCCGCCGAGTCGGACCCGGCCGCCAGCATCATCGGCACCGGCTTCCACACATGGATGGAAGAGGCCTTCCAGCGGAGGCAGACGCCGCTCGACGGAAAGCTCCGCTACCGCATCGAGGAACGCGTCACCGTCCGGCCCTCGCACCTCGAAGCCACGGTGGTCGCCGGGAGTTCGGACCTGTACGACCGGGCGACGGGCACCGTGTGGGACTGGAAGCTCGTCGGCCACACCACCCTTGACGAGTACCGGCGCAAGGGCCCCGGCCCCCAGTACCGCGCCCAGGCCCACCTGTACGGGCTCGGCCAGGAGAACGACGGCGAGCACCCCCGGCGCGTGGCGATCTGCTTCGTCGGCCGCTACCACGAACTCCGCGTCCACGTCTGGACCGAGCCGTATGACCGGCAGGTCGCCCTCGACGCCCTCGACCGCCTCGACCGCATCCGCCACCGCGTCGACGACCCGGCGGCCGCGGCCTCCAACTACGACCACGCCTGGTGGTCCCAAGTCCCCGTGAGCGAGCAGGCCAAGTGCCGCTTCTGCCCGTGGTTCAAGCCCGGGTCCGCCGACCTCACCGTCGGCTGCCCCGGCATTCAGAAGCCGTCCGCCCGGCACGGCTTCGAATCCCTCATCGCATAGGAGTATCCGTGGACGCGAACAGCTTCCTCATGGGCGGCGGTGGCGCCGCCACCGCCAAGTTCCCCACCCCCGGCACCACCATCGGCGGACGCATCACCGAGCCCCCGCAGCTGGAACAGCAGCGCGACATCAAGTCGGGCGAGAAGAAGTTCTGGAAAGACGGCGACCCGATGATGCAGCTCGTCGTCACCGTCCAGACCGACCAGCGTGACCCCGCTATCGAGGGCGACGACGGCAAGCGCCGCATCTTCGTCAAGGGCCAGATGAAGAACGCCGTCGCCGACGCCGTCCGCGAGGCCGGCGCCAGGGGCCTGGAGGTGGGCGGCACCCTGTGGGTCCGCTTCACCCACGAGCTGCCCGCGAGTGGACCGGGCATGTCGCCGCCGAAGCAGTACGACGCGAAGTACGTGACCGCCGCGACCAACGCACTCGGCGTCGACCCGGCCCCGGCTGCGCCGCCCGGCGTGAACCCCGTCACCGGCGAGATCGGCGGCCCGCCGCCCGCTGGCCTCACCCCGCAGCAGTACGCGGCCGCCGCGCAGAACCCGGCCACCGCCCCGCTGCTGCAGCAGATCCCGCAGCAGGCGCCCGCCGGAGAGCCCCCGTTCTAGTCCGCCACCCCGGTCGCCGTCCCGCCGCCGCAGCCTCCCCGCACGGCGGCGGGACGGACCAACCAGCAGGAGCACTCATGGGCATGTACCACTCCACCTACTTCGCCTACGGCATCCATATCCCCACCGCGGAATCCGCGTGGGTCGAAGGCGACCGCATCGACGTTGAACTGGCGAAGCACAAGGACCGCTGCCCTGACGTCGGCCACCTCGCTGCCGGGGACTACGACCACGACTTGCTCTTCCTCGTCACCACCAGCAACGAGATCCGCCTCGGCGCCTACGGACGCGCCACGGAAGCCACCACCGCGCAGCGCGCCAACTGGGACCACCAACTCGCCAACGCCGTCCAGGCCCTGGGCTACAGCGAACTCCCCGACCTGCCCCCGCCCGGCTGGCTCTGCATCCCCGACCTCAGCTGACCGTCTCGGACCCGGCGGCCTGCCCGCGCCCCACGCCGCGGGCCGCCCTCCCCGCCCGCCGCCGCGCCACTTCCCCCTCAGCGCGGCGGCGGGCACCCCGTAACCACCCACGCAAGGAGCACCGTTGAGCACCACGCCGCCGCAGGACACGCTCACCGCAGCGCTCGCCTGGCACGCCGCCGGCGCGAGCGTCGTCCGCGCGGCCGCCGACGGCACCAAGGCCCCGCTCGGCCAGTGGAAGCGGGCCCAAACCGAACGCGCCACCGCCGAGCAGCTGCACGCCTGGTTCTCCGGCGGCCACCCCGGCATCGGCATCATCCTCGGCGCCGTGTCCGGCGACCTGGAGATGCTGGAGTTCGAAGGCCGCGCCGTCACCGAAGGCGTCGCCGCCGAGTTCACCGAGATCTGCGACGACTCCGGACTCGGCGAACTGTGGCAGCGCCTCCGCGACGGCTACCTCGAAACGACCCCGTCCGGCGGTGGGCACCTCGTCTACCGCGTCACCGACGGGCCCGTCCTCCCGAACACCAAGCTCGCCCGCCGCCGAGCTACGGCCGAGGAGATCGCGGCCAAGCCCAGCGACAAGGTCAAGCCGCTCATCGAGACCCGCGGCGAAGGCGGCTTCGTCGTCACCGCCCCCTCGCACGGCCCCGTCCACCCGACCGGCCTGCCATGGCAGCTCGCCGCGGGCGGCCCCGCCACCGTGCCGACCATCACCGCCGACGAGCGCGACGCCCTGTTCGCCGTCGCCCGCATGCTCGACCAGATGCCCGCCCCCGCCGAGCGGGTCACCCCGGCCCCGGCGACGGACGCCGCGAACGCTTTCCTCCTCGGCAGTGCTCCGGTCCTCGAGGACCCCGGCGCCGTCCGGCCCGGCGACGACTACGAGCGGCGCACCCCGTGGGCCGACATCCTCAAGCCGCACGGCTGGACCCTCGTCCGCTCCGGCGGACAGACCTCGTACTGGCGCAGGCCCGGCAAAGACCAGGGCATGATCTCCGCGACCACCGGACACGCCGCCGACCGCGACCGCCTCTACGTCTTCTCCACCTCCACCGAGTTCGACCCCGAGCGGCCGTACACCAAGTTCGGTGCCTACGCCGTCCTCGAACACGGCGGCGACCACAGCGCGGCCGCCCGCGCGCTGCGCGCCCAGGGCTACGGCAGCCGCCCCGAACCCACCCGGCACCTGGCCGTCGTCCCCCCGCAGTCCGGCCCGGCCCCGGCAACCGACGGCACCGCCGCACTCAAGGTCACCGAGCCCAGCCCCGAAGCCGGGCCCGCCACCTACAGCCGCACCGACGACGGCAACGCCCTGCGCCTCGTCGACCGCCACACCGACGACATCCGCTACTGCCCCCAGCGCGGATGGCTCACCTGGGACGACCACCGCTGGACCTGGGACGACCGCGGCCACGTCGCCGAACTCGCCCGCGACGTCGCCCGCTCCCTCCCCGAAGCCGACGGCGACGCCCAGCACAAAGCCCGCTCCCTCTCAGCCCGCGGCCTGGAGTCCATGGTCAAGGTCGCCCGCACCGACCCCCGCATCGTCGCCCCCATCGACACCCTCGACGCCAGCCCCTGGCAGCTCAACACCCCAGCCGGAGTCGTCGACCTGCGCACCGGACGGATCGGCCCGCCCGACCGTGCCGCCCTCCACACCCGCACCACCGCCGTCGCCCCCGACCCCGAGCAACCCGCCGTCCGCTTCCACCAGTTCCTCGCCGACACCTTCGGCAGCGACCCCGACCTCATCACCTACGTGCAGCGCATGCTCGGCCTGTCCCTCATCGGCACCGTCCTCGAACAGGTCCTCCCCTTCGCCTTCGGCGACGGCGCCAACGGCAAGAGCACCCTCGCCGACACCGTCATGAAACTCGTCGGCATCGGCGAGACCGGCTACGCCATCTCCGCCCCCTCCGAAATGCTGCTCGCCTCCTCGGCCAGCAACCACCCCACCGAGATCGCCCGCCTGGCCGGCGCCCGCCTCGTCGTCGCCTCCGAACTCGACGACGGACAGCGCTTCGCCGAAGCCAGGATCAAGATGCTCACCGGCCGCGACATCATCACCGGCCGGTTCATGCGCCAGGACTTCTTCTCCTTCGCCCCCACCCACACCCTGTGGCTCCTCGGCAACCACCGCCCTGCAGTCCGCACCGGCGGCCCCGCCTTCTGGCGGCGCCTGCGCCTCGTCCCCTTCCTGCACACCGTGCCCGAGCACCTGCGCGACACCGGCCTCGAAGACCACCTCGTCGACCGCGAAGGCCCGGCCATCCTCGCCTGGCTGATCCGCGGCGCAGCCGACTACGCCCAGCACGGACTCACCACCCCGGCCGCCGTGCAGGCCGCGACCGACGAGTACCAGGGCGAGCAGGACACCGTCGCCCGGTTCGTCGCCGACATGTGCGTCCTTGGCGCACCCGGCGCCCTCGCCATGCAGACCGCGAGCGGCGCCCTGCGCGGCGCCTACGAAGCCTGGTGCCAACAGGAGGGCGAGGAACCGGTGTCGGCGAAGAAGTTCGCCGCGACCCTCCAGCGGGCGCCGTACAACGTCCAGTCCGGACGCACCAGCCGCATGCGGTACTTCGACGGGATCCGCCTCACCTCCCCCTCCAGCCCCGGCTACGACGGAGAGGACTACGGCCGATGAACGCGTCACCCCGCGAGGCCGTCCGACAGCCGATGCGTCACACCCGTCACCCCCTCAACCACCCCGTCGGACCCTGCCCGACGGCAACGGATGACGCATCGGCACCCACCGATGACACATCGGATGACGCTTCCAACCGCCCATCACCGCAGGTGGTGACACGTATGACGCTTGTGACGCTTAGTTTCCCGTTCCCTCCTATCGCGCATGCGCACGCCCGCACGGGCCGTCATGCCGAAGTACGCGTCACAAGCGTCATCGGCCCCTCAATGCGTCACACGGTCCACCGGTGACCCACCGTCCCCGGCCGACCGTCGCCGACCACGCCGACGCCTCCGCCCAGACCGTGCGAACCCGGCCCTGCCCCCGCTGCGGCGCCGACACCCTCACCGCCCGCACCCCCGACCGCGTCTGCGCCGTCGACGTCCGCGCCGACCCCGCACCCCTCGACCCCACCGCCGAGATCCTCGCCCGTCTCGACGGCCGCCTCACCTGGTGCCTCACCGACGGCGACCACATCCCCGCCCACATCCGCTGGCGCGACCGCTGGCACATCGCCGCCGGCCGCTGCACCCACACCGTCATCGCCGACCACCACTGCCAGCCCAGCTACGTACAGGAGACCCTCGGATGAGCCGATCCAAAGCCAAGGGCACCGCCGCTGAGACCGCGGTCGTCCGCTTCCTCCAGGGCGCCGGGTTCACCCAGGCCGAGCGCCGCACCCTCGGCGGCAGCCAGGACCGCGGCGACATCGCTGGCGTGCCCGGTGTCGTCATCGAGGTGAAGAACTGCGCCCGGCAGGAACTCCCCGCCTGGGTCGCCGAGGCCGAGCTGGAGCGCGACAACGACCGCGCCGGCCTCGGGGTGGTCTGGCACAAGCGCCGCGGCAAGGCCGACCCCGGCGACTGGTTCGTCACCATGTCCGGCACCCAGTTCGCCGCGCTGCTCCGCGAGCAGCAGGGCCTGCCCGCCCCGACCGCCGAGGGCGGTGTCGCATGAGCAACCGCCCGCACGGCTACGCCCGCTACCGCCTCGACGGCTGCCGCTGCTACCCCTGCGCCGCCGCCCGCAGCCGCTACGACGAGAACCGGACCAAGGCCATCACCGCCGGCACCTGGCAGCCCTGGACCGACGCCACCCCCGTCCGCGAACACCTCGCGCACCTGCGCTCCTGCGGCATGGGCCTACGCACCATCGCCGACCTGTCCGGCATCGACCGCAAGCGCCTCCAGGCCGTGCTCGGCGGCCGCCCCGAACGCGGCACCCCGCCCCAGACCAAGGTCCGCCCCGACCTGGCCGTCGCCGTCCTGGCCGTCGACGTCTCGCTGGAGACGCTCGCGCCGGCCACCCTCATGGGCCCGGTCGGTACCCGCCGCCGCTGCCACGCCCTCGTCGCCCGCGGCTGGCCTCAGCAGCACCTCGCCAACCACGTCGGCATGACCCTCGCCAACTTCGGGCGCATGCTCAGCCGACCCAACGTCCTGGTCGGCCGCCACCTCCAGGTCCTCGCCATGTACGACGCCCTGTGGAACACCGACCCGGCCGCCGCCGGAGCCACCCCGGTCGGCATCTCCCGGGCCCGTGCCTATGCCGTTGCCCGAGGGTGGGCACCGCCCGGCGGCTGGGACGACGACACGATCGACGACCCGACCGCCGTGCCGGACTGGACCGGAGTCTGCGGCACCCCCGCCGGACCGTCCGCCCACAGTCGGCTCGGCGTCCCCGTCTGCGACCCGTGCCGTCACGCCCGTGCCGAAGCCCGCCGCGAGTCTCGGGCTGCGGCATGACCGGGCAGCCCGCCCTCGTCGAGGGCATTCGGCCCGGCCTCGACGTCCGAGGCATCGACCGCGGCACGCCCGTCGCCGACTGGGTGTGCGCCTGCGGCCACCACGAGCGGGCCACCGGCGCCGCCGCCGTCATCCGCCTCACCCACCAAGTCCGCATCGGCCACTGCCCCCACGGAGCCGCCACGTGAGCGCCCGCCAGCGCTGCACCCGCGGCCACTTCATCCCCGCCTCGACCGCCGACCGCACCTGCCGCTGCGTCCTGACGCCCCGCCCGAGGCGCCGCCGACGCCCCTCCGACATCGACCTGTGGGGCCAGGGCCTTCCCCTCCGCCAGAAGCACAGAATCCACGACGTGCCGATCACCGGGAGCTTCCTATGAGCCGCCTCGCCCACGCCCTCTGGTACCTGTACCTGCTCGCCATCGTGTTCCTGTTCCGCTGCAGCATCGACAGCGTCCGGTCGGGCGACCTCTGGCACGCGGCAGGCCTGACCGCCGCCGCCGCGCTCGTCGGCATCGCCCTCATCCGCGAGTGCCTCGCCGACGACGAACGCCACGCCGCTGGCCGCACCGGCCGCCCGCCGCTTCCCCGCAGGACCCCGGGCGCCGAGCTCACCGTCGCCGCCGCCCTGGCCGCCGCCTGCTGCGAGACCTGGTGGGCGTCGGCCGGCGCCGACCACGACCCGGCCACCTGCACCCGGAGGAACGCGTGAGCCCCGGCCCGCCCCGCATGCCCCTCACCCCCCGCCAGGCCGACACGCTCACCGCGGCGGCCGACGGGGCCCCGCTCCGGATCGTCGCCGAGCGGCTCGGCATCACCCGCGAGCAGGTCGCCTCCCACCTCACCCGCGCCTACCAGCGCCTCGACGTCACCTACCTGCCCCGCGGGGAGCGCCGCGCCGCCGCAGTACGAGCCGCCGTCCGCCGCGGCCTCATCCCGAACCCGACCGGACCGGAGACCACGTGATCAAGTGCACCCTGTGCAGCACGCCCGGCGAGGCATACCTCTGCGACTGGGACGCCCGCTCCCTCGCCGGACGCCTCGCCCGTCTGCCCGGTCTGGTCGCCGAACTCGCCGAGCACCTGGTGCCGCGCAAGACCGGGCTGGCCGAGCACGTGGCCGCCGCCCCGGCCGGCCCCCGCTCGCCCCTCAACGAGACCGTCATCGACCTCGTCGACGGCGGGCACATCGCGCTCGTGCTGGAGAGCTGGAGGGCGGACGTACAGCGGGAGCGTTGGCCCGGCCACGGCGCCCCGCCCGCCGAGGGCGGCATGGACCGCCGGGTCATGGCCGCCTGCCGGTGGCTCGCCATGGAACTCGACTGGATCACCGGCCACTACGAGCAGGCCGGTGACCTCGCCCGCGAGGTCCGGGCCCTGGAGTCGTCCATCCTCGGCATCGTCGGCGACCCGCCGCCCCGGCCGAAGCCCGTCGGCCAGTGCATCGCCGTCACCGACGACACGGGCACCGTGTGCGGGGCCGAGCTCACGCACACCGCCGGCCAGAGCAGCATCCGCTGCCGCCAGTGCCGCACCGCCTACCGCAGCGAACAGGACCTGCTCTTGCTGCTGGCGTACCAGCCGAAGGTGTCGGCGTGACACGCCCCGCCCGTATCGCACAGGGTGTTGCATATAACCCCCCATGCGATACCATCACGGAGATGGAAGCGATCCCCTGGAGGGACCGCCTTCGCATGGAAGACGCGCTGCTGGAACAGCTCGCCGACCAGACGGAGGCAGCCCTCAGACGACGAGCGGCCGCCCTGAACGACGGCTCCGCAGAACTCGGCAGCGTCTACGCCGTGGCCAAAGAGATCGGCCTCAGCTGGACCGCCGTAGCAAGGGCGATCAAGAAGTACCCAACCGAATAAGACGAGGGCCGGACAGCAGCTCTCCCGGTGCTGGAACACCAGGAGGCGCGCGCGCCGTCCGACCCTCCACCGAACTACCTGACCTAACCAGGAGTCGGCATGACCGATCTTTCCATGCCCGCGCCCCAGCGCGGCACCACCCCGTCCATCGCTGAGCTGCACCGCCTGTGCGACGAGGACTACGCCAGCAGCGCCGCCCGCCGCGCCCAGAACCACCGCGACGACGCCCACCTGATCGCCTCGGCCGCCGAGGCGGTGGCCGCGCGATGAAGAACCACCTGAAGAAGGCAGCGCCCTGGGCCCTGCCCGCCGCCCTCACCACTGTCGCCGTCGTGTGGGCCGTCGCCGCGATCGGCGACATCCTCACCGCCACCGCCCACCCCGCCTTCGCCTACTCCGTCGCCGTCCTCTACGACGCCGTCTGGCTGTACGCCCTCGCGCAGGAGACCGCGCACCGCCGGCAGGGATCCAGCGCCCGACTCCCCGTGGCGATCGGGTGGGTGTTCCTTCCCCTTACAGTCGCGGTGCTCGCCATCCATGGCGCCCTCGCCGGAGACGCTCTCGCCGCGGCGGTCGGCGCGATCATCCCCGTCCTCGCGAAGATGACCCTCGTCATGGCGATCGACCGGGAGCGCACCCGGATCAGCCCGCGGGCACAGGCCGCCATCGACCGCACCCGTGCCGGCACCCGTGACCGCATCGCCGTCTCCCGTGCCGTCGCCGCGGCACGGGCAGCCGAGACCCTCGCTGCCGCAGACATCGTGAAGGCGTCCCACGCAGCCGAGGCCGAAGCCATCACCACCACTCACGACGCGCTGGAGGAGTACGCGGCGATCGTCGACGAGCACCCCGTGCCGGACTGGCACGCCGACCTCCCCGCCCTGGTCTCCGACACCGAGTTGCGGGCCCTCTTGGCGGGAGGCGTGCCGGACGACGAAGCCGCAGGTGGCGCGGGGGGTTCGGGCCTGGCAGTCACGCAGGGCAGTCACGGCTCCGGCACGCCCCCGCTGGAGGGGCCGCGGACAGCGAACAGCAAGGCGGTAGCGATGCTCGCCGCCGAGCTGTACGCGACGGATCCACCGCCCTCGAAGCGGCAGTTCCGGGCGGCGATGCGGGCTGAGATGAACGCCCAAGGTCTGACTGGGGCATGGGACACCATCGACGCCCTGTACGACCGGGAGAAGGCACTGGCCGGGCCGGGCGGGGGCAACCCGTGAGCGACATCGAGAAGGCGGCCCGGGACGCGGTCGAGGCCGCCGACAACACCGAGCTGATGCGGACGATCACCGCGATCCTCGCCGTGCAGAAGGCCACCGCGGAGCAGGCGCCCGCCCCGCAGCAGGCCCGGCAGGAGTTCGACGCCCGGAAGTGGCTGACCATCGGCGGCCTCGGCATCGCCGGGGGCCTGGTCGCCTCCCTGTTCGCCATCGCCGTGGCCATCGGCGCCGTGTCCGTCGCGATCCTCGCCCTCGTCCTCCGCTCCATCTGGGGCGACCTCCAGAAGAGGAAGTAACCGATGCCCGAACTCAACCGAGAGCAGCGCCTGACCATGGCGGAAGCCGCCGTGTCCCGCGCCGCCACCCTCGCCCGGGACGCCGAGCGCGCGGCCCGCGGCGACGCCCGCGCCCTCGCCGTCCCCCTCGCCGCCGCCGGCTCCCTGTGGGCCGACATCGCGAGCGCCCACGCCGACATCGCCGCAGCCCTGGAGGCCTGACCATGCCCGTCTCCAAGCACGACCCGCACAACGCCCGCGAGCTGGCGAAGGTGCTCCTGCTCGGCGTCCGCATCGACCGGCGCAAGAACCGCGGCAAGTCCGTGAAGCAGCTGGAGAAGCGCGTCGACCGGATCCGGGAGAAGGCGCAGGAGCGCGAGAACAACCGCGGCAAGTAGCACCGCCCCGGGGACGGCGTCCTACCGCCAAGCAGCCGCCGTCCCCGGGCCCCGGACCGCCCATCGAGCAACCGGAGAGACCAGCATGACCGACAGCCTGATCAAGCCGCTACAGGACGCCCCCGAGGACGCCCAGGACGCTGCCGCCCGGCAGACCGTCCTCGACATCATCCAGAACGCCGAGCCGCGTCCCGTCGACCGCCCCGAGCCCGCCGCCGACGGCACATGGATCGCTGAACGCCAGGCCTACCTCGCCGAGGCCCCGCCCATCGTCCCCCCGGCCCTGCGCCGCTGGGACGCCTTCAAGGAAGCCGTCCGCTGGACCGCGTCCTACTACGGACACGTCGCTGGCTTCCACGTCCTCCGCGTCCCGGTCTACTTCGGGCGGTTGCTCCTGCGCGCCCCTCGCGGCACCGGCCGGTTCGTCGTCCGCTGGGGCCGCTGGGTCGCCGACACCGAGGCCCGGCCCGTCGAGGCCAAGGCCGCCGCCAGCGCGGACATCGAGGCGTGGCTCGCCCTGTCCCGGGAGCACTCCCGTCGCGTCCGGCCCCGCCGCGTCGCCTCCATCGCCGTCGCCACGGCCACCGGCATCACCACGCTGGTCAGTGCGTTCCTCGTCCCTGGCTGGACGCTCGCCGCCTGCGTCGGTGCCGCCGCCCTGGCCGGCCTGAACGGCAAGAAGGGCGACAAGGCGCTCATCACCCGGTACGTCGCCACCAACGTCCTGCGGCGGCTGGACAGCACCGAGGTGTTCGACGCGCTCGCGGCCATCGGCATCGAGGGCAAGAAGGGCCGCAAGGGCGTGGAGTTCGCCGCCGAGGTGATGCGCGACGGGCCCGGCTGGCGCGCCGAGGTCGACCTGCCCCCCGGCATCGAGGCCACCGCCGTCCTGGAGAAGCGGGCCGCGCTCGCCGCCGCCATGCGCCGCCCCATCAGCACCGTGTGGCCGGAGGCCGACCGCACCGCCCACCCCGGCCGCCTGGTCCTGTGGGTCGCCCAGCGCGACCCCGCCAAGGCCGGCCGGAAGCTGTGGCCCCTCATGCGCGAGGGCCAGGCCGACGTGTACGAGCCCCTGCCCTACGGCTTCGACCCGCGCGGCAACCTCGTCGAGATCACCCTCATGTACTCGAACCTGCTGGTCGGAGGCATCCCCGGCTCCGGCAAGACGTCCTGCGCGCTCGCCCTCGTCCTCGGCGCCGCCCTCGACCCCACCGCCGAGCTGTGGATCTACGAACTCAAGGGATCCGGCGACCTCGACTCCGTCAAGCCCGTCTGCCACCGCTACGTCTCCGGCGACGACGAGCCCGACCTCGAAGCCGCCCTCGGCGGCATGCGCTCCGGTATCGCCGAGTACCAGCGCCGCGCCGCCTTCATCCGCTCCCTGCCCGCCTCCGAGGTTCCCGAGGGCCGCAAGGTCACCCGGGCGCTCGCCGAGAAGTACCCCGAGCAGCAGCTCGGCCCCCGCGTCATCGTCATCGACGAGGTGCAGGAGCTGTTCACCCACGCCGACTACAAGGAGGAAGCCGCCGCCCTGGCCACCCGCCTGATCAAGAAGGGCCGCGCCTACGGCCTCATCCTCATCCTGCTCACCCAGAACCCCGACGCCCCGTCCCTGCCGTCCTCCGTGTCCAGCAGCGTCGGCACCCGCCTGTGCCTGGCCGTCATGGACTGGCGGGCCAACAACAACGTGCTCGGCACCGGCGCCTACGACCGGGGCCTCCGGGCCACCGACATCTCCGTCGACGAGCAGGGCACCGGCATCCTCGCCCGCGGCCGCGAGGGCATCACCGTGCGCGCCGCGTTCATCAAGCAGACCGAGGCCGAGGACATTGCCAAGCGCGCCCTCGCGCTCCGCACGGCCGCCGGCACTCTCACCGGGCAGGCCGTTGGCGCCCAGGTCGCCGAGCAGGACGTCGAGACGGTCCTCGACCACCTGCACGCCATCTGGCCGGACGGCGTCGAGACGGTCCACTCGCACCGGCTCGTCGAGGCCTTGGCCGCGTACCGGGCCGACCTGTACCGCCCCTGGACCGAGCTGGACGCCGCCGGGGCGTCCACGGCGCTCTCCGCCGCCCTGAAGCCGTACAAGGTGTCTACCCGGCAGCTCACGATCCGTGAGTGCTGCGGCGGAGCCAAGGGCCTCCGGTACGCCGATCTGCCCGCCGCCGAGGACGCCGAGTAGGGCCCTCGAACCGGTTTCGGATCAAGGCCGTGGTTTCACCTTGGTCCGAAACCGGTTTCGCCCCCGATATCGGCCCTGGGCTGGGAAGTTTCGAGTTTCGGCCGCCGCCGGGAGCGGCCCGTATCACCCCGGAACCGGCCTACGCGACAGCGCCCGCGAGCGACACCGCAGGCGCATCATGGAGGCATGGAGTCGCTCATCGTCCGGCCCGGCCACCTCACCGCCCACCAGACCGCCCGCGTCCTCGGGGTCGGCCTCCCGGCCGTCCGCAAGCTCGTCCAGCGAGGCCAGCTCTCCCGCTCCGGCGGCACCCAGCGACAGGCCTGGTACGCCGCCGCCGACGTCGCCGCCCTCGTCGCCAAGCGCGCCACAGCCAAGGCCGCTTGACCCCAGGTCAGCGCGATGTCACGATCTGCGTGTACAGCCATGCCCGCACACGGGCACCACAGACCGCACGACGAAGCCCCAGCCACAGTCCCCCGGCTGGGGCTTCGTCGTGTCCAGGCGTCCGCCGCCGGAGGTAGCCATGCCACTGCCCACCATCGGCCGGACCGTCCTCTACAAGCTCACCGAGGGCGACGCCCGCCGCATCCAGCAGCAGCGCAGCCACGACAGCACTGCGGCCAACCTGGCCGGAGCAGGCCGCACATACCCGGCCGTCGTCGTCGCTGTGTACGGCGACGAGGCGCTGAACCTCCAGGTCCTGCTCGACGGACCCGACAGCTACTGGGCCACCTCCCGCCACGAGGGCGACGAGCCCGGCACATGGGCATGGCCCCCGAGGGTGTAGGCCACCTACGGGTCACAGGACGGCCACACGGCCACCACAGCGCCCCCTGAGCGCGCATGATGCCCACTCAGCATCCGCAGCCCTTGGGGGGACCATGGCCACCTACCGCGAGGTACAGACAGCAGTCCGCGTCGAGAAGCTCAGGCTCTGGTTCGCCTGGGCGACCGGCAACTTCATCATGCTGGCCATCGCCCTCGCCACCCAGAACGTCCACATCGTCAGCGTGATCACACAGGTGCTGCTCGTCGCCGTCTTCGGCGCCCTCACCTTCGCCCTCATGCGGATGAGCAACGCCCTCAACCGCAAGGCCGAGGCCGCACGCAAGGACGTCCTCGGCGAGGCGTAGACCCAGGAGGCGCCCGTGGCCGGCATACGCAACGGGCGCCCCTACCGCCGCCTCGTCGCCGCCGTGAAGGCCCTCGGCCTCCCGTGCTGGATCTGCGGCCACAACATCCCGGCCACCGTCGACGGCCGCACGCATCCGCTGGCCTTCACCCTCGACCACCTCGTACCGCTCTCGCGCGGCGGTGACCTGCTCGACCCCGCCAACGCCCGCAGCGCGCACCGGCGGTGCAACAGCAGCCGGGGCAACCGGCCCGACCCAGTACGCCAGGTGAAGGCCTCACGGAGGTGGTGACAGCATGGCGGACGTGACCGAGGACTGTCGCGTCTACTGGGGGCATGGAGCCTGCGGCCTGCAGCGCGGCCACGACGACGGGCAACGGGTACGCGTACACCGCCAGCTGGAGCCGGTGGAGGAAGCCGTCACGGTCGAGGATGCGTACCTCTTCGGCGAGGACCTGACCGCTGAGGAACAGCGCCTCAAGAACGAGCTGTGGTGACAGACGCGGGAGGGTGACGAGCCGTGCTGTACGTCAGCCCCGCGCTTCCCCCATGGGGCTCACACCCACGGTTCCTCCGGCCAAGCCGGTGTGCGCACTAAGACACCTGTCATCACGCAGGGCCGACAGTCACAGGGTAGGTGACACGCCGTGCTGATCGTCGTCACCGGGCCACCCGCCGCGGGTAAGTCCAGCTGGATCAGGGCGCACGCGACAGCGCGTGACATCGTCATCGACCTGGACCTGATGGCGCTGGCCATGGCCGGACCCGGTGCTGACCACCACGCGCACACCGACGTGCTGACCCGGGTGGTGCACCGCGCCCGGTACGCGGCCATCGACGAGGCGTGCCAGCACCTCGACAAGGTCGACGTGTACCTGATCCACACCCAGCCCAGCGCCAAGGCCCTCGCGAAGTACAAGAGGCTGGAGGCGCGGATCGTCACGGTCGACCCCGGGCGGGACATCGTCATGCAGAGGGTCAAGGCGATGCGACAGCCCGAGATGGAACGGGTCGTCACCCGCTGGTACAACGCCCGGCGCGGCCGGCCCCGCGAGGCCATGCCGCAGGCGTCGCGATCATGGTGACGATGATCAACGAGGCGAGCCCGGCCCCTTTTTGGTGGCCTTCCCGGGCGACCCAAACGCCCTTCTCGCCCGATTTTTTGCGCGGCGATTTTGAAAGCCTATTCACGCGAACTCGGTTCGAGTGTTTTAGTGGCGTCACTCTCCGTGACGTCACCCTCTGTGACCCCGCTATTTCCGCGAACTCGGTTCGAGTGAATTAGTGGCGGCCGTGTCCACGCCAACTCGGGGGTGGCCGTGAGCATTGTCGACAAGATCACTCACGAGCTCGAAGACCTCCACGCCGACGAGACGTCACCCGGCATGGCGGCCGTCGCCCTGGACCTCGCGATGGCCATGGCTGGCACGGACGCCCCGACCGCCAAGGCCGTTGCTGCCCGCGAGCTCCGTTCGATCATGGCCGACCTGCGGCGGCTGGCCCCTGTCGGGGAGAAGGGGGACACCGTCGATGACATTGCTGAGCAGCGAAAGAAGCGCCGAGCCGCTGCAGCAGAGCGGGCCGTCGGTGGCTGACGGCCCCGTGTACGGCCGCCAGCGCCCCCGGGTGTTCACCGTGCCGGGCAAGGCGCTGTCGAGCGCGGGGCAGGAGGCCGTCGACCTGGCGGCCCGCGCCGGGCTGAAGCTCGATCCGTGGCAGCAGCACGTCCTCGACCAGGGCATGGGCGAGCGCGCCGACGGCAACTGGGCGGCGCCCGAGGTGTGCGTCAACGTCCCGAGGCAGAACGGCAAGGGCGGAATCATCGAGGCCCGCGAGTTGTGGGGCCTGTTCATCGGCGGTGAGCGGCTGATCCTGCACAGCGCCCACGAGTTCAAGACGGCGAAGAACGCGTACAAGCGGGTCGAGAACCTGATCCGTGCATGCCCTGACCTGCACAAACGCGTGAAGATCTACCGGAAGACAGTGGGCGACGAGGCCATTGAGCTGCACTCCGGGCAGGAGTTGCGGTTCATCGCCCGCTCCGGCGGCAGCGGTCGTGGCTTCACCGCGGACTGCGTGGTCCTCGACGAGGACATGATCCTGGGCGACGACGCCATGGCGGCACTCGCGCCGACGCTGGCCGCGGTCGCCAACCCGCAGACGTGGTACTTGGGGAGCGCGGGCATCGGTCACCAGTCGGTGCAGCTGGGCCGGTTGCGGCGCCGGGCCCTGGCGGCCGCCGAGACCGGTGTGCCGGATCCGACGCTCGCCTACTTCGAGTGGTCGATCAACGAGCACCGCGACGAGTGCGGGCAGGGCTGCACGGAACACGACGACGTGGCGGACGCCAAGTCGATCCTGAAGTCGAACCCGGCGATCGGCTACCGGCTGACGCTGGAGAAGTCGGCGAACGAGCGGCTGACGCTGGGCGACACCCTGTTCTCCCGCGAGCGGCTCGGTGTGGGCGTGTACCCGTCGGACACGGCGGACACGTGGCAGGTCATCGGCGAGGACGTGTGGCGGGCGCTGGCGGACGCGGACTCCGGGCCCGAGGGGCAGGTCGCGTTCGCCATCGACATGACCCCCGAGCGCTCGCACGCGGCGATCGCCGTGGCGGGCGCGTGGCGGGGCGGCACGCACGTCGAGGTGGTCGAGCACCGGCCGGGCACGGGATGGCTGCTGGACCGGGCCGAGGAACTGCACAAGCGGTGGAAGCCGAAGTGCTGGGTGGTCGACGGCGGCGGCCCGGCCGGCTCCATCATCGAGCAGCTGCAGCAGCGCCTCGGTGTCGAGGTGGTCCAGCCGAAGGCGCGCGAGATCGCGTCGGCCTGCGGCCAGTTCTACGACGCGGTCACCGAGCAGACCCTCAGCCACCTCGACCAGGCGCCCCTCGCAACGGCGCTGGCGGGCGCGCAGAAGCGGCCGCTCGGGGATGCGTGGGCGTGGGCCCGCCGCGGCGTGAACGTCGACATCAGCCCGCTCGTCGCCTCGACCCTCGCGAAGTGGGGACTGGGCGCCGAGGTCGAGCCGCCGGGCGACATCCTGCTGAGCGTGTGGTGAGAAGGGTGACGACATGAGGTGGTGGCCCTTCCGCCGCACGGCGTTGAAGCGGGCGATCTCGTACCAGGACGTGTGGGGAGCGGGCGGCGATCCGGCCGTCCTGCGCGGCGGCAGCCAGGAACGGGCGCTCCGCCTGGGGCCCGTGTATGCGGCCACGCGGCTGCTCGCGGACTCCGTGGCGTCCCTGCCGCTGAAGTCCTACCGGACGCAGGGAGACGACCGGCTGCGCGCCCCGACGCCCCCGCTGTTCCGGCGGCCGGCCGCGACCGGCACGCGCTACGACTGGCTGCACCGGTGCATGACGTCGCTGACGCTGCGCGGCAACGCTTACGGGCTGGTCGTCGCCTGGGGCCCGGACGGCTGGCCGAGCCAGATCGAGTGGCTGCACCCGGACGACGTGGGCATCCAGGACAACCTTGCCGCGGTCCCGGTCTGGTACTACAAGGGCCGGCGTCTCGAGGACGGCGAGCTGTTCCACATCCCGGCGTACACGGTGCCCGGTCAGATCCTGGGACTGTCGCCGATCGCGTACTTCGCGACAACGACGGAGGCTGGCCTGCTGGCCGGGCAGTTCGGTCGGGACTGGTTCGCCAACGGGTCTACCCCGAGCGCCGTCCTGGAGACGGACATGGCCGTCGACCGTGACGCGGCCACCGTCCTGAAGGCCCGGTTCAAGGAGGCCGCCGAGGGCCGCGACGTGGTGGCGCTGGGCAACGGCGTGAAGTACCGGGCCATCTCCGTGCCCGCGAACGAGAGCCAGTTCCTGGAGACCATCAAGGCAACGGCGAACCAGATCGCCGCGATCTACGGGGTGCCGCCGGAGAAGGTCGGCGGGGAGACGGGCGGCAGCCTCACCTACGCCACGGTCGAGCAGAACAGCATCGACCTGCTGACGTGGACGCTGCGTCCGTGGCTGGCCCGGCTGGAGGACGCGTTCTCCTGGCTGCGGCCTCCCACCGAAGAGGCGCGGTTCAACGTGGACGCGATGCTGCGCACCGACACCCTGACCCGCTACCAGTCGCACCGGATCTCCCGGGCGATCGGACTGCACAACATCGACGAGCTGCGGCGCGTGGAGGACGAGCCGCCCCTGCCCAACGGTCTGGGCCAGGACTACACGCCACTGGGCAAGGTGGCGCCCGACGAAAGCGAGAACTGATGAACGGCGACAGTGAGCGTCGGTTCACGCGCGGCCTCGTCGAGGTCCGGGCGGCCGGCGACAGCAGGACCATCGGCGGGTACGCGGCGAAGTTCAACACGCTGTCCCGCAACCTCGGCGGATTCGTCGAGCGCATCGACCCCGGCTTTTTCGCGAAGAGCGAGGGCGACGGCTGGCCACGCGTGATGGCCCGCTACAACCACGACAACAACATGCTGCTGGGCACGTCCCGCTCAGGCACGCTGCGACTGCAGACGGACGGCACGGGCCTCGACTACAGCGTGGACGTCCCGGCCGCGCGCGGCGACGTGTACGAGCTGGTGCAGCGCGGCGACGTCGCCGAGTCCAGCTTCGCGTTCTACACGTTCGAGGACGACTGGGCGATGACAGACGACGGCTTCCCGGTGCGGACGCTGCTGTCCGGCCAGCTGGTCGACGTCGCCCCGGTCAACGACCCTGCGTACCTGGACACGTCCACGGGCCTGCGCTCCCTGGCGGAGAAGGCGGGCGCCGAACTGGCCGAGGTCCGGGCCGCGGCGGAGGCCGGCGAGCTCAAGCGGTTCCTCGCGGGCCCCGCCCCCACGATCATCCCGCCGACCGGGCAGGGCGACACCCACCCGGTCATGGCGGTACGGCAGCGGCGCGCCGAGCTGAACTTGCGCCGCACCTTCTGAGGCAGGGCGAACCCCACCTCGACACACCACCCATCAGGCGTCCCGGCCCACTTGCCGCGGGCGCCTTCGTCATGCCCAGGAGGGCGAGATGACTGCGTTCATCAAGGCGCTGCAGGAGCGGCGCGCCAACGTGTGGGAGCAGGCGAAGGAACTGCTCGACACGGCCGAGAACGAGAAGCGGGATCTGACCGCCGAGGAAGAGGGCAAGTACCAGGCCTTCAACGCGGACCTCGACAAGATCGACCTTCGCGTGAAGGACCTGACCGAGGCGGAGCAGCGGACCAAGGACGCCGAGGCCGCGTTCGCTGGGCTGCTCGCCAAGCCGCAGGAGCAGGAGCGACAGCCCGTCGAGGACTCCGAACTGCGCCGGTGGGCCCGCGGCGAGATCCGCAGCATCGACGTCGCGAAGCCGGCCGGGGTCGCCTTCCGTGACCTGGTCAAGGGCACGACGACCGCGGGCGGCAACACGGTCCCCACCACCTTCTACGGCCAGCTGATGGCGCACCTCATCGAGGTGTCCGGGATTCTGATGGCCGGGCCCACCGTGCTGAACACGGCGTCCGGCGAGACGATCGAGATCCCGGTGACCACGGCGCACTCCAGCGCCGCGCTCACCGCCGAAGCCGCGGCGATCAGCGAGTCGGACCCGGCGTTCGGCAAGCGGACCCTGGGCGCCTACAAGTACGCCGTGCTGATCCAGGCGGCCACCGAGCTGCTCACCGACACGGGCGTGGACCTCGAGGGCTACCTCGCCATGCAGGCGGGCAGGGCGTTGGGCAACGCGTTCGGCGTCCACGCGATCACTGGTGACGGATCGTCGAAGCCGACCGGCATCATCACCTCCGCGTCGGCCGGCGTGACCGGCGGCACCGGCGTGGTGGGCGCGTTCACCGCGGACAACCTGATCGACCTCTACTACTCGGTCATCGCTCCGTACCGGAACAGCACGTCGTGCGGCTGGCTGATGCGCGATGCAACGCTCGGTGCGGCTCGCAAGCTGAAGGACTCCCAGGGCCAGTACCTGTGGCAGCCGTCCATCCAGGTCGGCGCTCCGGACATGCTGCTGGGCAAGCCGGTGCACACGGACCCGAACGTGGCGGCCATCGCGCTCAACGCGAAGTCCGTGGCGTTCGGCGACATCTCGCAGTACTTCGTCCGCATGGCGGGCGGGGTGCGGTTCGAGCGGTCCGACGACTACGCCTTCAACTCCGACCTGGTGACCTTCCGGGCGATCATCCGCGCGGACGGCCTGCTCGTCGACCAGACCGGCGCCGTGAAGCTGTTCACCGGCGCGGCGTCCTGATCCATCCGCACCCGGGGCGGCCACGGTCGTGGCCGCCCCCTCGGCCTTGAGAGGAAACAGCAATGCGTGTTCGCATGAAGGTCGCCATCTCCGGGACCCGCGACGGCGAGTCCTGGCCCGCGCGGGGCGGCGTGGTCGACCTGCCCGACGAGGAGGCCCGGCACATGATCGCGGGCGGTCTCGCGGTCGAGGACGACGGCGCCGAGGAACACGCGACCGTCCCCGGTTCGCCGGAGAAGGCCACAGGCCGCAAGCCCGCGGCGAAGCCTGCCGCGCAGAAGTAGGCGGAGGTCCCCATGGCGCTGCTCACGCTCGAAGAGGCGAAGGCGCAGCTCGACATCGACGGTACGGCGGAGGACGTCGAGCTGCAGGTGTACGTCGAGGCGCTCACCGCCGCGATCGAGCGGCACGTGGGTCCGGTCGAGACCCGCGAGTTCGCCGAGACGATCGAGGGCCGCAGCGCCTCGATGTGCCTGTCGCACATCCCGGCCGTCGCCCTGGTGTCGGTCGCCCCCGCGGTCGAGACCGGAGACGACCTCGACCTCAGCGCCCTCGTCCTGGACGGGGCCACCGGCATCGTCCGGTACCGGGGCGGCTCGTTCGCCGGGACGCTGTGGCGAGTCACTTATACGGCCGGGCGGGGCGAGGTGCCGGCCACCATCAACCTCGCCGCCCGCATCCTGCTGCAGCATCTGTGGCGCACCCAGTACGGGGCGTCGCGCGGCATGTCCTCCATCGGCGGCGGTGAGGACTTCAGCGTCACCGAGGCCGTGCCGGGCTGGGGCTACGCGATCCCCAACCGGGTCCTGCAACTGCTGGAGGCCTACAAGGTTCCGCCGGGGGTGGCGTAGTGCAGACCTCCCGCGTACCTGCCGCGGTCGACGCGCTGCTCGCGATCCTGCGGGCCCGGCCCGCTCTGGCCGAGGTCGCCATCGTCGACGGACCAACGGCAGTGAACCTGACCCAACGGCGCAGGATCCACATCGGCTGGTCGCCGGGCGGCGATCAGGCCGTCGAGCTGGAGCAATCGTTCAACGCAGCTGGGGCCCGGACCCGCGACGAGGCGTTCGTGATCTCCTGCTTCGCGGAATCGCGGGGCGGAGACAAGGACATGTCGTTCCGCCGTGCCGACGCCTTCGACCTGGTCGGCGAGGTCGAGCAGGCGCTGCGGGCCAGCGACGCGGCGCCCGAGGCCCCCACCCTGAACGGCGCGGTCCTGTGGGCGCATCTCACGACCGGCAACGTCCAGCAGTCCACAAGCGACGGCGCCTCCGTGAGCGTCGAGTTCGCGGTGTCCTGCCGAGCCCGTATCTGATCCAACCACCCGAGGAGTACAGCCATGGCGCGAGTGCGCTACGTGGGCTCGGACCCGGTCACCGTGCCTGAGCTCGGCGACCGGCTCGTCGAGCCGGACACCGTGGTCGAGGTGCCGGACGAGCGGTTCGACGGCTACGTCTGCCAGACCACCAACTGGGAGTCCGTCGAGGAGCCCGGCCTGCGTGCCGCGGCCGAGGCGAAGAAGGCGGCGCGTGCCGCGAAGGGAGCTGATCTCTGATGGCGATCGGTTCGGGCCTTGGTGCCCAGCTCGGTATCAGTGCGGAGACCACCTACGGGACGTTCGTCGCGCCGGCCAAGTTCATCGAGTTCACCAAGGAGAGCCTGGCTCTCAAGAAGACGACGGCGCAGTCCGCGGGGATCGCGGCCGGGCGTCTGCTCGCGCTGTCGTCCCGGCGCGTGCTGACGCGCCAGGAGGTGCAGGGCTCCATCGACCTGGAGATCGTCAACAAGTCCATGGGTGTCCTGCTGCAGGCGCTCATGGGGACGACGGTCACGCCGGTGCAGCAGGTGGCGACCGCCGCGTACCTGCAGACCCACACCCTCGCGGACACGGCCGGCAAGTCGCTCACGATCCAGAAGGGCGTGCCGCTCACCACGGGCACGGTGACGGACAAGACGTTCCTGGGCTGCAAGGTCACGTCGGCAGAGTTCGCATGCGAGGTGGGCGGCATGCTCACCGGGTCGTTCGAGTTCGACGGCAAGACGTGCGACGAGGCGCAGACGCTGGCGACGGCCGCGTACCCGAACATGAGCCCGTTCCACTTCTCGCAGATGGCCGTCAAGACCGGCACGTATTCCTCGGAGACGGCGCGCGACGGCGTCCGCAAGGTCAGCGTGAAGATCGAGCGGCCGCAGGCGACGGAGCGGTTCTACGCGGGCCAGGCCGGGCTGAAGAAGGAGCCCATCTCCAACGACCAGGTGAAGATCACTGGTTCGCTGGAGACGGACTACATCGACACGATCCTCGACGACCTGCACACCAGCGACGGCGCGACCTCGCTCGTGTGGGAGTTCGTCGGCCCGATCATCGCGTCGACCTACGCCGAGACGTTCCGCATCACCCTGCCCGCGGTCAAGTTCGACGAGGGCCCCCCGGTCGTCGACGGCTTCGACGTCATCAGGCCGACCTTCAACTTCACCGCCCTGTACGACGGCACCAACCCGGTGAAGATCGAATACATGTCCACGGACATCACCCTGTGAGGTGACCTCGTGGTCTCCGACATCCGCATCACCACCACCGGCAGCCTGATCGAACTGCAGCGCCGCCTTCGGGCTGCCGGCCACGAGAACATCCGAGCCTCGATGCAGCGCCGCCTACGGCACGCCGCCGAGCCCCTGCGTGACGAACTTCAGTCTGCGATCCGCGGCCTGGACATCAGCTCGCAGGGGCGCCGCGGCCGGCCGGGCGGCCCGTCCCCTACGACCCGGCCGCTACGCGCCACGATCGCCGAGGCCATCCGCATCTCCGTGCGGACCTCCGGCAATCCGGGCGCCAAGGTCTGGCTCGACAAAGGCCGCCTGCCGGCCGACCTGCGCAAGATGCCGGCCGCCATCAACACCGGCCGCATCCGCCACCCCGTGTACGGCAACCGACGCCGGTGGGTGCAGCAGAACGCCACCCCCCTGTGGTGGGACGCCACCGTGCGCAAGGGCCGCCCCCGCATGGAGCGCGAAGCCGCGCGCGTCCTCGACGACGTGCGCCGCCGCCTCGAATAGACCAGGAGCAGCACGTGATCGTTTCCTACCGCCACGACGACGGCACCGTCGACGAGGTCTCCACCGACGACCTGTCCGCGATCGAGTCGTCCGTCATCGAGTCCGCCACCGGTCTGGACTGGGACGACGTCGACAGCGCCCTGCGCCAGCAGCAGCCGACCGCGATGCGCGCCGTCCTGTGGGCGTTCCGCAAGCGGCAGCAGCCCACGCTGCGGTTCACCGAGTTCGACCTCCCCGGCTGGAAGAGGCGGACCAAGGCCCGGCTGGAGTACCCGGAGATCCTCGACATGGCCGAGGCGCTGGTGAAGAACCCGGAGTCCACGGACGAGATCGTCGAGCGGATGACCGGCTTCATGCGGACCCTGGCGCACGACGAGGCCGACGTCGACAAGGCGTTCGAGGAGCTGGCCCCAAAAGGCCAGGGCATCGCCACGCCCGCTCCGGCGCTGGAGGCCTCGCCGGACGCCGCATCGGAGACCTCCTCGACGACTACTGGCCCCTGATCTCCCATCTCCTGCACATCGGCCCCGCCGAGCTCGAAGCGCTGCCACGGGCCCGCTTCCTCCAGGCCGTGGCCTGGGTCGACCGACACGTGGCCGCGCAGGCCCAAGCAGCCGGAGGTGAGTGATGGCCGGGACGCATCTCACGTTCACGCTGGAGGGCCGAGACCGGCTGAGCCGCGTCCTGGACAAGGCAGGAGACTCGGCGGGCGACCTGCACAAGAAGCTCCTGCTCGCCAGCGCGGCGATCCCTGCAGCGGCCGCGCTGGCACCGCTCGCCGCGGGTGCGGGTGCGGCGGCTGTCGCCGTGGCCGCGTTCGGTGCGGCGATCATCCCGCAGATCGGCGCACTGTCCGACGCGAGCGAAGCGCAGAAGAAGTACGAGGATGCTGTC